ACGGTCGCGGAGACGCACGAGGCACACGTCAAGGAACTGGAAGGCCAGTTGGCGAAGAAAGATCGCGACCTGCTGGCGACGCGCATCGCGGCGAAGCACCAGTTGCCTGAGACGCTGGCGGCGCGGTTGATGGGCGATGACGCCGACGCGCTCGAAGCGGACGCGGCAGCCCTCGCCAAGTTGATCGAGAAACCCGCCGCCGTGCCGCCGTCGAGCGGCAGCCCGGCCAACGGGGCGCGCCCGAACAATGGCGCACCGCTCAAGCGCGAAGACCTGAAGAACATGACCCCGCAGGAGATCATCAAGGCGAAGGACGAGGGGAAGCTGAGCCACCTGCTCACGGGGCAGCCCCGCTAGGCGAAGGTTCCTCGCTTCGTTCGCGCCTTCTTCTTCGCGTGATGCGAGGTATGGCCGCTGCGAGTTGTCAGCACGAGGTTCGATGGATCATTGTTCGTCTTTCCTTCCTGCGACTCGTCTTTATGATGCACGTCCTCATCGGCTGTGAGATAGCGACCAAGCACGCGCTCTATGACGAGGCGATGCTGAAGCACATACGGCCATTCACGACTCGCTGTCGGGTGATCCGGAGCGTACTCGTAGAGATAGCCGTCCGAATGCTTCCAGAGGCCGCCCTTCCAGTTGTGGTGTTCGGAACCGCGTTTGATTTCCACGGTACGCGGTGAGACAAACCCCTTCCCGCGAATCTCGATACCAGCCCGCTCCAACCGATAGCGCGTTGTTGTGTAAGCGATCCCAAGTCGCCGTCCCAACTCGCTCACTGACCCTGCTTCGTCGTACTGGCGTTGCAGTTCCTCTTTGTCCATTTGTGTTCTCCCTGCGTGGCAAATCCACACGCCGATTATATCACGCAAGGATGAAACTAGTCAAGACTAGGAGAATAGTATGTCCATTGATAACTTCATCCCGGAAATTTGGTCTGCGGAAGTCCTCCGCAATCTGCACAAAAACTTCGTCTACGCGGCGCTCTGCAACCGCAACTACGAGGGCGACATCGCCGAGGCGGGCGACACGGTGCGCATCAATGCCATCGGGCCGGTCTCGGTGCAGGCGTACACGAAGAACAGCGACATGCAGAGCCCGCCCGCGCTGACCGACGCCCAGACCGTCCTGACGATCAGCCGTGCCGATTACTTCAACTTCCAGATCGACGACGTGGACAAGGCGCAGGCGCGCGGCGCGGTGATGAACGAGGCGATGTACGAGGCGGGCATCTCGCTCGCGCAGTCCGTCGATGCCTTCATCGCGGCGATGTACACGCAGGCGGCGGCCGCGAACAACATCGGCACAACCGCCGCGCAGAAAACGGACCTTGCCACGGCGGGGCAGCCGTACGTCTACCTGACGCAGTTGAAGCGCAACCTCGACATCGCCAATGTGCCGAACACCGACCGCTGGGTCGTCGTGCCGCCGTGGTTCGAGGCGTTGCTGTTGCAGGATGACCGCTTCGTGCGGTACGGCACCGAGAGCCAGACGCAGCGGCTGGTGGAGGGCGTCGTCGGCCCAACCTCGACGATGGCGGGCAACGTGACGATGATGATCGGTCGCGCGATGGGCTTCGACATCTACCGCTCGAACAACGTCCCCTCGAACGCCAATGGCACCGACACCTACCGGATCGTCGCCGGGCACCCGCTCGCCTGGACCTATGCCAGCCAGTTGGCGAAGGTCGAGGCGTACCGGCCGCAACTGCGCTTCGGCGACGCGATCAAAGGATTGCACCTCTTTGGCGGGGTCGTAGTTAAACCTGCTGCTCTTGCAGTCCTGACCGCACAAGCGGCCTAATCCCCTCCCCACGATCCATCGAACCTGATGCGGGGCGGTGCGCCGCCCCTCTCGCAAAGGAGAGCCAGCGATGGCCAACGCGGCAGCAATCACAGTTACCCCTCTGACGGCGAACGGCAGCACGGCAGACCCGGCGGCGAATGCCCTCGATACCGGCACGGCGGCGGTGACGCTGAAGACGAGCGCCCTGAAGCGGACGAGCCGCGTCTTCCTCCGCGTCGTCAACACCGCCGTGGCGAACCTGACCGTCACGGTGAACGCGGGCACCGACCCGCCCGCCTTCCAGTCCGGCGAGGGCGGCTTCACGAGCGGCAATATCGCGCAGAACGGCATCCTCTGGCTCGGCCCCTTCACCTCGGCGCAATTCTCGCAGAGCGACCAGACGCTTTCGGTGACGTTCACCCCGGCCTCCGGCACCATCGCCTGCTCCGCGCAGTGCTTCCAGATGCCCGTCGCCTGATAAGGAGCGTCATCCGTGGTCGTCCGCGCAACCATGACCGACATCATCGCCCGCGTGCGGCTCCTGGTGAGCGATCAGGGCGCCACGCCCGTGTTCAGCGACAGCCAGTTGCAGGACACGCTCGATCAGCGGCGCGCGGACATTCGCTATCTGGGGCTGATCCCCGCCGAGACGATCAGCGGGCCGCCGACGCAGGGTGTCGTGACGTGGCTCGACTTCTACGCCCCGGACGGCATGGGCTGGTGGGAGGGGGACGCGCAGATCGTCTCCAATGTCTTCGCGCCTCTCACCCCCGCCACCAGCGACCTGATCGTCGGCCACTGGACCTTCGCGGCCTCGCAATTGCCGCCCTGCTACATCGTCGGCAAGACCTTCGATTTGTACGCGGCGGCGGCGGATACGCTCGAACAGTGGGTGGCGCTCTTAAAGCTGGAATACGACACGCGGCAGAACCGCCTCGATATGTTCCAGCGCTCCCAGCGTATCGACCACATGACGGCGCTGGCGGCGACCTATCGCGCCAAGCAGCGACCGGCGACGGCGACGCTGGTGCGCGACGACACCCATCCCGGCAGTGACATCAACTTTTATCTTCGGCCTTGGTCAAGTCGGTGAGGTGAGCCCCCATGTCCTTCACGCCATTCACGCCGGAAGAGAATACGTGGATGCGCCGCGATATGCTGGCGGCGCTCATCCAGACCGTCACCTATGCCCCCTGCCTCGGCGTCACCGGCAACAACGCCAAGTCCTACGGCCCCGCCAAGACCTATCATGCGCGAGTGGTGGAGGGAGGCGAGGCGGCGATCTACACGGCGAGCGGCGAGGTCGTCGTCTCGAAGCAGGAAATCATCTTCTATCCCCTGGCCGACGACGCCACGATGCTCACGACGCCCGGCCCACAGCCGCTCGACGGGCGCATCACGCTGCCGGACGGCACCACGCCGCGCATCCTCTCCATCGCGCCGAGCTACGACGGCCTCGGTATCTGGCTCTGGACCGTTCGCACCTAAAGGAGCCGCCGCCATGACGCTCAATCTGACCGCCATCGCCGAACTGCGGGCGCGGCTGATGGCGGCCCAAGAGGGCGAAGCGCGGGGGATTCTGGCGGTCTCGAACGAGCGCATCCCGGTGGAGGCGGCGGTGGCCCAAAAATCGGGACGGGTGGTGCGCGACGATGCGACCGGCACGGTATGGATCACCTATGGCCTGGATAACGACGGCACGGCCACGCACGCGCCCTCCAATCAGTACATCGAACGAATTCACGAAGACGTCGAGATGAAGCACCCGCACGGCGGGCAAAGTCATTTTCTGTCGTCTGCCGGGGATGACGCGACGGCGGGGCTGGCGGAGCGGATCGCGATGAAGGCGAGGCTGTGATGGCCGATGAACCCCGCGACCGGCTCATCGACAGGCTTGCCGGGCCGTACGGGCCGCTCACGATCACGCCGCAATTCCGCTTCCCGCCCGGTACCGGCATTCGCATCCACATGCCGGGCTTTACCGGCTCGCGCGGTTACATCAATGACGACGGCGCGCTCGTGATCGTCGGTGCGGAGAGGGAAGAAGACGATGAGCCTCGCGAGTGACATCGCCTCCGTCCTTGAATCCCTCGGCTACGGCACCTGGGGCGGCGGCACCACGGTTGGTGTCACTTTGTTTCTCAACCATGAGCCGGACGCCCCGGCGGTCTGCCTCACGATCTATCTCGTCGGCGGCCCACCCGATACGCTCACCTACGACGGCGACACGAACGGCGAGCGGCCCGTGCAGGTGCGATTCCGGGATGCAGACCCGGCAGCCCTTGAAAGCCGCATCGAGGCTTTGTATGCCCTCTGGTCGGCATGGAAGGCGTACCCCGCGTTCTATCTGCGGATCAAAGCCGCCACGAAGCCCTTGTACAGTTATCCGCTGCAGGATAGCAACGCGGGCAGTTTGTTCATCGCATCGTTTAACGCGACGGTTATTCGCGGCAGTTAGCAGCATCGAAAGGAGACCCAGCAATGGTTCCCT